CGATATTAGTTTTTGGAATAATACTTCACCAAATGCAACTAATTTTACTGTTGGGTCCGCAACTGCTGTAAATTATAATAATAGTGAATTTATCGCATATTGCTGGTCTAATGTAACTGGCTATTGTCGTGCGGGAACCTATACTGGAAATGGTAATAGTGGGGACAACGCTCCATTTATTAATATTGGTTTTAAACCAAGTTGGATTGTAATAAAAAAAAAAAATGGAGCTGGCTCATGGTGGACACATGATAACAAATTTTCTCCCGTTAATGTTGCTACAGATGTAATAACTATGAATAGTGAATCTCCTGGAACTAATGGAGTTGCACAAATGAATATATTAAGTAATGGTTTTAAATTATTAGACACTACCGATGCAGCTAATGGCAATGGTGGTCAATATATTTATTTAGCTTTTGGCCAACCCCTAGTTGGTAGTAATAATATTCCTAACAACGCTCGGTAAACCATGCTGTTTGGATTTGATACATTTGCAGCTCAACCTTGGGCTGCTATTGATAATATAGCTGGCGATGCAGTTTTATTACCTGCTGGTAATAATTTAAGTTTAGCTAGTGCTGGAGTTGGTATCGCTGCTAATACGATTAATGAAGTAGCAGGTGCAGATCCTTTAACTCTTAAATCTTCTGATACTTATGTTGTAAGTACAACATCTATCCTTAATATATCAGCAAATCCTTTAACATTAGCATTAGGTAATTATGTTGTAAGTGGTACAGCTGAAGTTACCGCTCTTAAGAATGCGTTGACTTGTACAACTGGAGCTGTTACTATACAGGCAAGTGTTGGTATTGATCCTACTCCAATTAATTTTACTTTACAAAGTAATGAAGGTGGAACTACTGACGTTATTACGTGGAATGATATAATACCAGGAGCAACTAACGTGTGGACAGATATAGTCCCTTATTAATATGACAACTTTTTCAAACGATCTTTCTTTAGAATTAATGGTAACCGGTGAGAAAGCTGGTCTCTGGGGAAATACTACCAATACAAATTTAAAAGTTTTAGAAACAGCAACAGCGTATAATACTTTTACTATTAACACAGGTAATACAAATTTACTTTTAACTGATGGTTCATCTACGGCCACAGGTAAATTTTTATTTACAGAAGTTACCGGAACGCTGACCGGGAATTGTACATTAACTATGGCTGCAACTACATCAGGTGGTTCTGCTAAAAGAGTTTTNTTTATTAAAGATNGTACAAACAGAACTACAAGTAATTTTACAATTACAATTTTAACTACGGGTCAAGCAGCAGCTACTCAAGTTCCTGTACCAACAGNTGCTACTTTAATGATAGTATCAGATGGTTCTACAACTACTTCAACTTTAGTAATGTCTGAAGGTGCTTATAAAGAAATTAATTCAGCTACTAACACTACGTACACAGCAGTAGCAGGTGATCAACTTTATTTAAATACTACTACTAATCCTATTACAATTACACTTCCTGCAATTCCTGCAGTTGGAAATGAAATAGTTATTGGAGATGGATTTAATACTTTTCAAAATAACAAATGCACTATCAATCCTAATACAGGAATTAATATTTTAGGTTCAACTGCAGCAGTCGATTTAACTACAGGTTCCCAAGTAGTTACATTAGTATATGCTAATGTAACAAGAGGCTGGATCTTTAAAACAAATACAGCATAGGAGCTAACAGATGGCTCTTCAACAAGTTAAATTTGCCCCCGGAATAGATAAACAAGACACTAGTGTAGGTGCTGTTGGTCGTTGGGTAGATTCAGATAATGTGAGATTTAGATATGGACTACCTGAAAAAATAGGTGGTTGGCAATCTCTTTTAACAAATACTATTGTAGGTGTAGCTAGAAAACAACATGCTTTTGTAGACAACGAAGGTAATAGATATGTTGCAATAGGTACAGATAAATTTTTACTTATATATTTTGAAGGTCAACTTTTTGACATTACTCCTTTTAGAACAGATGCAGCCGGAGCAGTTGTTGTAATTAATTCTGTTGTTGCAACAGCTAACAATAGCAATGTAGTAACTATTACTACTGGTGCAGTTCTTCACGGTTTAGAAGTTGGTGACATGGTAGTCTTTGATAACTTTGTAACTCCAACTGGTTCTGTTATTCCTAATAGTGATTTTGAAGATAAATTATATCAAGTAATTACAGTTCCTAATTCTACAACTTTTACAGTTACTTCACCTACTACTGAAGGAGCAGCTTCTGCAAATAATGATGGAAGTGCAAATATTAAACCTTATCAAACTGTTGGACCAGCAGAACAAACTTATGGTTATGGTTGGGGTATTGGAAATTATGGTGGTACAATTAATGGTGCTGCTACAACTACAATAAATAATGGTGGAGTCTTAGCAGCCGGAGCAACTTCAGTTATTCTAACAGATTCATCGGTGTTGCCTGCAAACGGTACATTATTAATTGGTAATGAATTAATGACTTACACAACTAACACAACAGGAACAAATACTATTTCTGGAATATCTAGAGGTGCGTTAGGAACTACAGATGTTGAACATGCAAATGCAGCTACAGTAACAAATGCAACTAATTACAATGGTTGGGGTACAGCAGTTGAAGCTTCTAGTGTTACTCTTGAACCAGGACTTTGGTCTTTAGATAATTTTGGTCAAGTGCTTGTGGCAACTATTGCTAATGGTAAAACATTTACATGGAACGCTGGTATTATTGCAAGACTAGATACTAGAGCAAGTCAACTTACAACTAATTTTCAAACTACTAATAACCCAGACGCAACTAGAATTATGTTAATCTCTCCAACAACTCGTCACTTAATTCATTTGGGAACAGAAACAACTATTGGTAATCCTGATACACAAGATGATATGTTTATTAGATTTTCTGAACAAGAAAACATANATGACTATACTATTACCGCAGTTAATACTGCAGGTTCGCAAAGACTTCAAGACGGAACGCGGATTATGGGAGCTATTGTTGCTAAAGAAAATATTCTAGTGTGGACAGATAATGCACTGTACACGATGAAATTTGTAGGTGCACCTTTTACATTTGGTTTTGAGCAAGTTGGTACAAACTGTGGATTGATTGGACAGAATGCAGCTATTGAAATTGATGGTGTAGCTTATTGGATGTCTAATAATGGTTTCTTTTCTTTTGATGGTACAGTTAATACTTTGCCTTGTAGTGTAGAAGATTATGTTTACGATGATATTGATACAACTAAAGGTCAACAAATTTGTGCAGGAATTAATAATTTGTTTACAGAAGTTACTTGGTGGTATCCATCTTCCACATCAGATTTTAATAATAGATATGTAGTTTATAACTATGGTCAAACTAATACACCTACTCCTATGGGTAATTGGTATACAGGAGTTAATGTAAATTCTATTAGAACTTCATGGACAGACTCTTTAGTTTATCCAAGACCTTATGCTACTGCTTTTAATGATTCTACTACAGGAACTTTTCCAAGTGTAGGAGGTTTAACAATAGTAGGAAGTACTACTTATTTTGAACATGAAGTAGGAACAGATCAGATTAATCCTAATGGAACAACAACTGCTTTAACTTCTTTTATAGAATCTTTTGATTTTGCCTTACAAACAGATCAAGGTATTGGAGAGTATTTTTTATCTATGAGTAGGTTTTTACCTAACTTTAAAGTGTTAACAGGTACCGTAGATATATCTGTTTTAGTAACTCCTTTTCCCGCTGCAGTTAATATTAATGCTGTGCACAGTCCTTTTACTATTGATTCTTCTACTCAATTTGTTAGTACTAGAGCTAGGGGAAGATATGCTACAATTAAAATTGAAAATAAAAACATTAATGAAGCGTGGAGATTTGGAACTTTCCAAACAGATTTACGTCCGGACGGTAGAAGATAATGACTAAGATAGTAGTAAGATTACCTGAACCTAGAAAAGAATATAGTGAAGACAACCAAAGACAAATTAACAGAGCTTTGTCTACTGTGGTTGAACAATTAAATGCTACATATCTAACACAATTAAAAGAAGATTCAGAAAGGTTTACTTGGTTTAATGGCTAATATATATAAAAAAATAAATGACGATTTAATAACTAACACTCAAAAAGATGTGTATACAGTTCCAGGTAATTCTAGAGCTTTAGTAAAATCTATTCATGTTTATAATGAAGGTGCAGGAGATGCTGTAGTTACAATTAAAATTAATTCTGATAATGTAGATTATTTTTANAATAAAAAAACTATAGCTGCAGATGCTACTCATGAATTTATTATTAACGTATTAATTTTACAAGAAAATAATAANTTAAAAATGCTATCAGATATTACAGGACCAGATATAACAGTTAGTTTATTAGAAATTAACAGAGAGGATAGATAATGTCATTTGTAGAACAAGAAGCATCAACAAGAGAGGAAATTATTGATGGTAAAAAAGTATTAGTACATAAACCTAAAGTTACAATTACTGTTAAGAATCTTAAAACAGACAAAGAATATGATTCAGATGCTTCAGCTTTAATAGATGTACAAAACCCAAAAAGTGACACAAAAGCTGAGGATATATCAAGAAGTGTACACGTAGAAGTACAAGAAATTAGATTAGGCGGAGACAGTAAACTCTAAATGATGTTGACTGATCTTATAAAAACAAGTAAAATGGCTGACACTAGCGTACATTCAAGCTTTGCTACCTTGCCATTCAACAACACAATAGAGATATAAAATATGGGATTTTTTTCAGGAGTCAGACGTAGAATCAAAAAGTTAAT